AACGGCTGAAGCGCGAGCTCGACGTCGCCTTTTCGGGCGCGGGCAATGCCGGGCGACCGATGCTGCTCGACGGCGGGCTCAAATGGCAGAGCATGGCGCTATCGCCTGCCGACATGGACTTTGCGACACTCAAGAGCGCGGCGGCGCGCGATATTGCGCTGGCCTTCGGGGTGCCGCCGATGCTGCTCGGCCTGCCGGGCGACAACACCTACGCCAATTACCGCGAGGCAAACCGCGCGCTGTGGCGGCTGACTCTGCTGCCGCTCGCCGAGAAGCTGTTCGCCGCAATCAGCGAAGGCCTCGCCCCGTGGTTTCCGGATGCGGAACTCAGGGTCGATCTCGATCAGGTCCCCGCTCTGTCGGAAGACCGCGAGCGGCTGTGGTCGCAGGTGTCCGACGCCGACTTCCTGAGCCGCGCGGAAAAGCGCCAGATCCTTGGCCTGCCGCCCGAAGAGGAGAATACCGAATGAGCCGCGAAGACATTCTTGCCAGCCTGATGGCGCAGGCCCGCGAAGAGGGGGCCGAACTCGTCACCTTGCGCGCCATTGTTGAGGAAGCGAGCGTGCTCGCCACCGACCGGGTGCTACAACGGCTCGGCCTAGGTGATCCGGGGGCCGAGAACGACCTCAATGAACTGCGCGAGCTGCTGAAGGCCTGGCGCGATGCCAAGACCAGCGCGTGGAAAGCGTTTGTGGACTGGATCATCCGCGGGGCGCTGGCGCTGCTGCTGATCGGGATCGCGGTGCGGTTCGGCGCGTGGCACCTGAAATGAGCGGGCTGCTACGCTTTGCCGGCTATGCCGCGCTGTTCGACATCACCGATGCGGGCCGCGACACGATCCGGCGCGGGGCTTTTGCCAGGACGCTGGCATCGCAACGCCCGCCCTTGCCGCTCTATTGGCAGCACCGGCCCGATCAGACGATCGGGGTGATCGAGCATGTCTCCGAAGACGCGCGCGGCCTCAGGGTGATCGGTCGGATTGACCGGCCGGAAAGCCGCGCCGCGCAGCTGCTCGCCCAAGGCGCGGTCGACGGACTGAGCTTCGGCTTCCGCGCCCGCGCTGCGCGCCAATCGGCCGAAGGACGTGAGCTGCTGGAGATCGACCTGTTCGAAGTGAGCCTTGTCACCCACCCACTTCAGCATGGCGCGCGAGTCCATCTCGTCACCTGACGACCTTCCCTCGATCACTTTCCACCGGCCGCCATTGGGGCGGCCTTTTTTCTGCCCAACCGAAAGGCCCTTGCCCAATGGAAAATACCCAACCTGCAATGACTGCCACCGACCAGCTCGACGCGAGCTTTGATATCGTCGCCCGTCAGGACATGGCCGAAGCCGCCATCGCCGGCCTGCGTGGCGACGTTGACGAGGTAAAGTCACGCCTCGACAAGGTTGCCCGTGCGGCTGCGCGCCCGGCAATTGGCGCAACCTCTGCCGGCGACACGCCCGAAATGAAGGGCTTCGTCGATGGCTATCTGCGCCGTGGTCGGGAGACGGAACTGAAGTCGATCAGCGGCGTCAGCCCCGCCGACGGCGGCTATGCCGTGCCGCGCCAGATCGACGCGATGATCGCCTCCACCCTCGCCGACATCAGCCCGATCCGGGCGATTGCGCAGGTCGTGCAGACCGGCACTGCGGGCTATCGCAAGCTTGTCGCCACTGGCGGCGTCGCCTCGGGTTGGGTCAGCGAGGTCGCCCCGCGCCCCGAGACCGGCACGCCGAAATTTGCTGAAATCGCCCCGCCCTCGGGCGATCTTTACGCCAACCCGGCAGCAAGTCAGGCGATGCTCGACGATGCCGCCTTCGATATCGAAACCTGGCTCGCCAGCGAAATCGCACTCGAATTTGCCCGCGCCGAAGGCACGGCATTCGTGCGCGGCACCGGGATCAATCAGCCCGAGGGCATCCTGACCGCACCCACTGGCACCGCCGAAGACGGCGTGCGCGCTTTCGGCACGGTGCAATATATCGGATCGGGCAGCGCCACCGGGTTCGATAGCGCCCCCGATTCCCGTCTGATCGACCTGATCCATTCGCTCAAATCGGGTCATCGCCAGGGCGCGGTGTTCGTGATGAACTCCGCAACTCTCGCCACGGTGCGCAAGCTCAAGACCGCCGATGGCGCGTTCCTGTGGCAGCCGGGGATGGTCGAATGCCAGCCCGATCGCCTGCTCGGCTACCCGGTGATCGAGGCCGAAGACATGCCCGATGTCGCCGGCGGGGCCTTCCCGATCGCCTTCGGCAATTTCCGCCACGGCTATCTGATCGCGGAGAACGGTGCGACCAGCGTGCTGCGTGATCCCTTCACCAACAAGCCCTTTGTGCACTTCTACGCCACCAAGCGGGTCGGCGGCAAAGTGCTCGACTCCAATGCGATCAAGCTGCTGAAGATCGAAGCCTAAGCAGTTTCGCTTCCCGGCGCGGTTGAGCTGCCCCTTGGCTCCCGCGCCGGCACCTCCGCGCCCGCATCGCTTCAGGCCATCCTCCCGCCTGTCTTAGCGATGCGGGCGCGACACTTGTGTGGATCATATTCCAGGAGAACCCGCGATGGAGCGGATTATCGTGCAGGCTCCTGTGCTTGGCGGCGCAGCGCTGGCAGAGCTCAAGCACTGGCTGGGGATCAGCCGCCCCGCAGAAGATGCCGCCCTCATCGGGCTCCTCGAAGCCAGCCTCGGCATATGCGAGGCCTTCACCGGCAAGGCCCCCTTGCTGCAAACGGTCGAGGAAGTGATTGCGCCTCTCGCCGGCTGGCAGGAACTCACCTCGCGCCCGGTGCGCGATGTCACTGGCGCCGCGTTGATCGCCGCTGACGGGACACGCGAGGCCATCGCCATTCCCGGCGACACCTTCGCGCTGCGCATCGCCGAGACCGCTTGCGTGCAATTGCTGCGCCCGCTCGAAGGTCGCGGCGTGGCGCTGCGGCTTGTGGTCGGCATTGGCGAGGAGTGGGAACAGGTGCCCGCACCGCTGCGCCACGGCATCATTCGCCTCGCCGCGCACCATTACCGCGACCGGGATCGCGACACCAAGGCCAGCACTGCCCCGCCTGCCAGCGTCACCGCATTGTGGCGTCCGTGGCGCTCGGTGCGGCTCGTATGATTGCCGCTGCTGCCCCCACCGCGCGGGTGGTGCAACGCCTTCGTGCCCGCGCCGAACGGTTGGTGATGGGCCGTGCTGCGGGACTGCGGCGCAGACGCCGATCGGGTGTCGATTGGCATTCAGCCACCGACCTTTGGCCTGATTTTACCGCCGACATTTCGAGGAATTGAGCGCCATGGAAAACGACCTTCGCGCTGCACTCATCGCCTGGCTGGACGCCGATCCCGCGCTCGCTGCGATCAATGCGATCGAGGAAGAGGCGCCGGTGAGCACCAGCCCGCCATGGCTCGGGATTGCCGCCAGCGCTTCGATCGATTGGAGCACCAAGGACCGTCAAGGCCGCGAAACGCGGATCGCGCTGGAGCTGGAAACCCGCACCGATCGACCGGCTGAAGATGCGCCGCTGCTTGCCGCAATCGAGCGCCGCGTGCTCGATCTGCCGCCCTTCCATCCCGGCTTCGATGTCGCCTCGATCCGCTTCCTGCGATCGCGCAGCGAAGCGCGCGCCGACAATCGTCGCGGCGCGCTGCTCGAATACCGCTTCCGCATTCTCGCCCCCGCTTAAGGAGTTCATCCCATGCCCGCCCAATCCGGTTCCGCATTTCTGCTCAAGATTTCCGATGGCGCCGCGCCCCCGGCCTACCAAACCGTCGCCGGTCTGCGCACCACGCAGATGTCGATCAATGGCGATACTGTTGTCATCACTCACAAGGAATCGGGCGGATGGCGCGAGTTGCTGTCGGGTGCAGGCACCCGCTCGGTTTCGGTCAGCGCGGCGGGGATCTTCCTCGGCAGTGCCGCTGAGACAGCCGTGCGCGCCCACGCCCTGGCAGGCACGCTCGACAGCTATGAACTCTCGTTCGAGGACGGCGAGAAGCTGCGTGGGCGGTTCCTGGTTCAGCGGCTCGATTATGCCGGGGATTTCAACGGGGAGCGCAACTACACGCTCCAGCTCGAAAGCTCCGGCCCGGTCGTGCCCGCATGACCGCTGCCGCCAATCCCTTGCGCGGCGAAGGCGCGTTGATAGTCGCGGGCGTCAATTATGTGCTGCGCCCCACGTTCGAACATCTGGTCTTGGCCGAAGCCGAGCTGGGCTCGCTATTCGCGCTGGTCGAACGGGCCGCGCAGGGCGCTCTTACCCTCGCGGAGATGACCGCGCTGCTGTGGCATTGCCTGCCGGAAGACACGCGGCCTGATCGGGCTGCAGTCGGCCAGGCGGTGCTGGCGATGGGTCTGGTGGCGGCAACCGCACCGGTGCGCAGCGTGCTTGCACAGGTGCTGCAAGGTCAGGTCGCTCAGGCTCAACCGTGACCGACAGCTTCGCCGATGCAGCGGCGCGGTGGTGCGGACTAGCGGCCCGTTTTCTCGGTTGGAAACCGGC